GTGCTGGAGCTTTCGCATTGAAAAACGCACCTAATTTAGGAGGACTTGGAGATGTTTCAGCGCTTTTAAGTAGTACAACAGGAACGGTAGCAAATCCTTATACAGCACAATTGTTCAAAAGTATGGGATTCAGAACATTCAGTTTCAATTATACATTTCTGCCTAAAAATGCAGCTGAATATGATTCAGCACAAAAAATCATCAAGTTGTTTAAAAAATATATGCATCCCTCACTAGGAGCAAATGCCTTCATCATGGGGTATCCTGCTGAATTTTCCATGGCGTATTATTACAGAGATATGGAAAATGACCATCTATTCAGAATCAGTAGTTGTGCGCTAACAGACATGAAAGTGGAATATGGTGGTAACGATTTCATCACATTTAAAAATACGAACGGTGCTCCTGCAGAAATTTCTATGCAATTACAATTCACAGAATTGGAACTTCTCACAGAAGACCGCATCGAGGAAGGATATTAATGGCATTCTTCTCATATTTTCCACGAACAGTTATTTCCAACAACGGTAATCCTATTGTTGTTGAAGATTTTCTAAGTCGTGTAACCATCTCAAAGGAATTTCGAAATAATTTGGTGTTGCTTGATGATTACTTTGTGCGCGATGGTGAAACACCTGAAATGGTAAGTTACAAAATGTACAACACCCCGTTGTATCATTGGATCATCTTTCTTGTGAATGATATCATTGACCCAAGAGAAGAATGGCCTATGCCTGATGCAAAGGTTACAGAGTTTGTGTTTGCGTCTTATGATTTTGTTGTTACTGTTCCTGATACATCAAAATATAATGTTGATGATGTAGTGAACAGTGACACGGGAGGTGAATTCATTGTTACAGAAGTGGGCGCTACTACGGTATCATTACGTTCTCAAAAAGGCATAACTCGGCTATCAACAACATCTCAGTTGTCTAATGTCACAACTGAAGAAAATGATTTGCCGGTCACCTCTGTCGTTGACCCAACAGAAGGAATTCACCATTACTATGATACTGAAATTGAATATATCGTTGACAATGATATATCCAATCCTAACATTGTAGCTGTTACAAACTATGAATATGAAACGGATAGAAATGATGAAAAACGCACTATTAAAATTTTGAATGAACGTTACATCTCAGAAATCATTAAAGATTTCAGAAATAAAATTGGTGAATAATGGATAATGTTGAACTAATCAAGGATACTGGTGAGGTTACCACAGAGAAGATTGATTTAATTTCTCGTGGTAAACGGTATAGTATTAAAACCATGGCAGCACAAACCATCATCTACGAGGATATTTTTTCCAACGTGATGACGGGATATATTGTTATGAAAGATGCTGCCAGTTTAATAACACAGTTACCTCTCACAGGTTTAGAAACGCTTGAACTATCATTCAAAAGTCCAGGATTTCGCAGTGAACGCATAGAAAGAAAATTCTATATCACAAGTATTGATGCTCGTATTTTAGGTGAAAAAGAACAAGTATATGTGATGAACTTCATTTCTACAGAAGGGTTAAAAGATAATATCACTAGAATTAGTAAGAAATTCAAAGGAGCAACACACACGGTTATTGAACGTGTATTCAATGAATATCTGAAAGAAGATAAGCCGTTGAAAGTGTTGGAACAACATACAACCAATGTGGCATTAGTATCTCCTTATTGGTCTCCATTGAAAGTTATTAATTGGGTGGCAACAAGAAGTTTTAAACAAGCCCCCAATGTTTTATTTTTTGAAGGTAACAAAAATTTCTATTTAACAAGTATAGAACAACTAGCACAAAGTCAGAAAAATTCTGTGTTTGGTACCTATTCATATATTCCTACTGCAAACACAGGTCCTTACAAAGACTTGGCATCACGGTATAACAATATCATCAAACTAACACCCATGACATACATGGATGTGTTTCGTGGTCAGGATTTTGGATATTATGCTAGTAAGTTGATTACACATGATATCACATTGAAACAATATAAAGAATTTCTATCTGACCATTATGAACTACGTAAAAAGTATTTCAATCTACATGATGCCTCAACTTTTCCAAAAGATATTCCGAGAAGTCCAGATAGTCATGCCATTGTGAAAACAAAACAATACAGAATGTTTGATGATTATGTTGATCCATTATTTGAAAACTGGGCAATGCAAAGAAACAGTTTAATGTATGAGGCAAACAACCTTCGGTTCTCAATACAAATTCCTGGAAGAACAGATATTGAAGTAGGTAAGGTGATTGAATGTTTGATTCCAAAATCACTTGCTAAAAATGAAGAAGGTAAAACAATAGAAGATTTCATTGACCCATATTTGTCAGGACGTTATCTAATCACTGCTATACGCCATCAATTCACATTAAATAAGCATGAGATGTTTATGGAAATTATGAAAGAATCATTTAAAAAATCTGTGGATTAATTATGGAAAACGCATATTCAAGAACAGGATTCTATTGGTGGGTAGGTGTTGTAGAAGATAGAAATGATCCGATATTTTTAGGACGTTGTAAGGTCCGTATTGTAGGGTATCATACCTCTGATAAGGTGGAACTTCCTACAACTGATTTGCCTTGGGCGTTTCCCATGCAACCCATCACATCTGCTGCCATGTCAGGTGTCGGTATCACACCTACAGGACCTGTGGAGGGCACATGGGTCACGGGATTCTTTCGTGATGGAGAAGATTGCCAAGAACCTGTCATCATGGGTACCATTTCTGGTATTCCTGGCAAATCCTATTATGATGAAATTCGTAACACGGCAAACTATGGATTCCAGGATCCTAACAAAGAATATCCAAGAGAAGCTTATTTAAAAAATAGTGAACCTGATACCAATCGTCTTGCACGAAATCAGCAAATCAATGAAACCATCATCAAGATGAAAGATGATGAGCGTCAAAAAGGTGTACCTATAGCATTTGAGGGCACATGGGATCAACCCATGACACCATACAATGCCATGTATCCGTACAATCATGTCTATGAATCTGAATCAGGACATATTGTTGAAGTTGATGATACAAAAGAAAATGAACGATTGGCAACCTATCATAAAAAAGGCACCTATTGGGAAGTGGATAGAAATGGTACCATGTTACGCAAAGTTGTGGGTGACAACTATGAAATAATCATGCGTAATAACAATGTGTTGATTAAAGGTAGTGCCAATGTCACAATAGAAGGCAACTGTAACATCTATGTGAAGAACAATTGTAATCTTCAAGTGGATGGCAATTTAAAGGCACATGCGCACGGCGATATTGAAATGAAGGCAGGCAAAAAATTCAGTGTGACGGCACCGGAAGGTGTTGATATTCATACTGATAAAACTGTTAACATCAATGCCAATGACAAGATTAACATCAAATCATTGAAGGGGTTGATAATGACAGGCACGTTAAAAACAACTATTGCAAGTCCTATCACAGAAGTGGCAGTGTTGAAGATGAATGGTATGTCAATTACTCCCACACCACCTGTCCCACCTGTGATTGTCCCACCATCAACCATCTCAGAAAAGTCACCCACATTACCTACATTCCCTGATTTGATTGTTCCAACGCGCGAAGAAGTGTTGACATTCACCTTGGATGTACTCGGTGAAGATTTTGAAAAGAATAGTAAAGTAATTAAACAGTTGGTTGAACAAGCCATCACTGATGGTGTTATCACTAGAGCAGAAATTGAAGAACCACCCCCAGCCCCGAAAGAAGTGGACGAAACTCCTACACCTAAGAAAGAAGATGTCATCCCAGGATGTGGAGACATCAACAGTGTGACTCAGCTCACAGAAAGTTTGAAGTTGTCAAAACATTTCACTATTGCCAGTTTCACAACTCAGGCAGCAGCATCCAAGTCTCGTTTAACAGCATTTGCTGGATTAACTGAACGAGAAATTGCTTGTAACATGAAAGCTTTGGCTGAACAAGTGCTTGATCCCATCAAGGACAAATACCCGAACATGTTCATCACAAGTGGATTCAGAAATTATGTACCAGAAGGCGGTTCTACAACTTCCCAACACATGAAGGGGCAAGCTGCTGACTTACAATTCAGAGGTGCATCCAAGGCAGATTATTTTGAAATTGCCAAGTGGATTAAACAGAATGTTAACTATGACCAAATGTTGTTGGAATACAAGACAACAGGAACTCGTAACCCATGGATTCACATTTCATTCAATAGAAATGGTTGTAGAAACACTTGCAGCACATTCATGAATCATAAAACTGCTCCGAACGGACGCGGCGTTCTTGTCCAGTTGGCATAACCATATAAATATTAAATAAAAATGGCTATTCTATCACCGAACAAACTCTATAAAGATTTAGATTTATCTTTTTCAGCACATCCTCAAACAAAAGATGTGCTGAAAAAGATTGATATTAATGCCATTCGTCAGTCATTGAAATTATTGATATTTACACAATATGGTGAAAAATTGTTCAAGCCTGATGTTGGGTCTCCCATGTATGCATTATTGTTTGAGCCGATTGATCCCATCACAACTGAAACCATCAGAAGAAGTATTGAAAATCTCATCACGAATTATGAACCAAGAGTGTTGTTAGATTATATTGATGTTGTTCCAAACTATGATGATAATGAATATGAAATTTCAATATTTTTCACTGTACTCGGCGTTAGCCAACCTGCTTCACTAACATTAACTCTACAGAGATTACGATAATGGCAGAATTAAAGGTCACAGAACTTGATTTTGATGAAATCAAAACCAACTTACGAAGTTATCTAGCCTCACAGACTGAGTTTGCTGACTATGACTTTGAAGGTTCTGCATTAAGTGTTCTGTTGGATGTATTGGCATATAACACCCATTACAATGCCATTTTAGCCAACATGCAAGCGAACGAAATGTTCATTGACACGGCGATTAAAAGAAGTTCAGTGATTTCTATCGCTAAAACTTTGGGGTATATACCTCGTTCTACAACATCAGCAAAGGCTAGAGTTGATTTGAGTGTCACTAGAAACACAACTTCTGGTTCCACTTTATCCATAACACCTAGTGTTAAATTTGGAGCACAATATAACAATCAAACATTCACATTCAACGTGAATGAAACACAAACTGCCACAGTGAATCAAAATGGCAAGTTTGTGTTCACTGATGTGGAGTTGATTGAAGGTGTTCGTTTATCCAACTCATATGTCATCACACCAGATATTGTTAATGGACCATTAGTTATTCCGGTAAACACGGTTGACATCACAACAATACAAGTGTTGGTTCAAAATTCAGTATCAGATTTAACAACACGAATTTTCACAAGAGAAACAACAATTGTCGATGTCACAAACACAAGTCAAGTGTTTTGGGTTGAAGAAAACAACACGGGGACATATCAATTAATTTTCGGTGATGATAACATTGGAAAGCAATTGACACCTGGTAATATTGTTCTAGTCACCTACTTGGCATCACAAGGACCAAACAGTAATGGTAGTAGAAACTTCACATTGATTGGCGATATTGATGGTGAAAACCAAGTTGATATCACAATTCTTTCTGCTGCTGCCGGCGGTGCTGTTAGAGAATCCATTGACTCAGTGCGATTCAATGCACCAAAATTTAATGCTAGTAGAAACAGAGCTGTTACTGCTGAAGATTACAAAACATTAATCAAGCAAAATTACAACAAAACGCGAGAAGTTGTTGTATGGGGTGGTGAAGAAAATGAACCACCTATTTATGGAAAAGTGTTCATTTCAATTGACCCTGTGGCTGGTGCAATTGTAACGGAAGCTGACAAAGATTTCATTCTAGAAAATATTTTGCGTCCTCGTAGTGTCATGAGTATTCAGCATGAATTTGTTGACCCAGATTACGTGTTCATTGGGTTTGATACCATTGTAAACTACAATCCTAAATTAACCAGTTTGAAACCTTCCGATTTGGCATATTTAGCTAAGACAGAAATTGAAGATTATTTCAATACTGATTTAGGCACACTAGACAGAACATTCTTTTTGTCAAAATTATCTGAACGAGTGAACGGTGCAAATTCAGCATTCATCAGTTCATTGTTCAAGATGCATTTACAAAAAAGAATCACTATTGGAACAGGCAGAAATTCATCATACTCACAAACATTGAATTATCTTGCAGCCATTGACCCAGAAACCATTAAGAGTTCTTTGTTTGAAACAACAATCAATGGATTAACATATCAAGGATTCATTCAAGATTTCAGTGATACCGTAATTCAAAGTGAAACAGGAACAGGCACATTGAAGTTTATAAACATCTTAACCAATGAACCTGTTGCCAATATAGGTGTTGTTGATTACGAAGCAGGATTGGTAAATGTTCAAAATTTAAATGTGACACGTTACTTGGGTAACTTGAATCAAGTGTATTTGACATTGAACCCACAACCATTATATCAAAACATCACTAGTGGAATTGTCCGCACTTCAGACATGTCACAATTTGCCGTAGCGGCAAAGCCGGCAAAAAACACCATCTTGACTTTGGACAATAGTATAAGTAACTCTGATGCCAATATCAGTGCAGGGTTAACCGTAACAGCAAAGCCTTACACAAATAACTAATGTCTATCAAAAAGAAACTCCATCATCTTATATCTGGGCAAATCCCAGAGTTTGTAAGAGCTGAATATCCTCAATTTGTAAAATTTCTAGAGTACTATTACAAGTTTCTGGAACAATTATCTATTGGTGATTTACAACTACCAGGTGTTAATCATGCACTGTTGAATTCAGCAGATTGGAGAGACATTGATAAAACATTAGATTTATTCATCCCATATTACAGAAATCAATTCATTTACGATATTCCTTCTGATACCATCATTGGGAATCGTAAGTTAATCAAATATATCAATCAGTATTATGAGGGAAAGGGTTCTGAGAATGCAACAGAAATGTTTTTCCGTTTCATGTTCAATGACACCATCTCTGTTGAATATCCAGGTGATTTTATTTTACGTGCATCTGATGGTCGTTGGTCACGAAAGAAATTCATTAAGGTAGAAACAACAAATTTTCCAAACAACAACATTTACGAGTTGGTGGGAAAAATTGTAACGTTGCGGTATACCGAATATATTGCAGGTGCGGGAACATTTGAACGAACAGTCACAACACGTTGTTTTGATGTGTTTGAATCATCACGCCCTAAAATTTATCAACTGGAAGTTGATTTAAATCCTGATTATGTATTTCCTGATTTCATAGTTGCTAATACCAGTTTAGCTGCCAGTTTAGGTAACTATGATACACACGTATATGTTCAATTTGTCAATGGTGCCACTACAACAACCTATGGTACCATTTCTAAGCAAATCACAGGTGTGGTATCAATTGATAATCGCGGTAGTAGATTTGCCCGTGATGACTCCTACTTCATCAGTGAAACTGGTGTTGAAGGTAATTATTTTGCAGCGTCAGGTTCTGAGTCCTATGTTGTTAACTTAACAGGACCATCAGCATACGTATATGAGTTATTACAGAACAATGCCATTGTTCGTGTTGTTGAAACAAGAAACACCATTGCAGAACAATATTTCCAGCAAGATTACACCATCTATGGTGATTATGCTTCAGCACCTGTTCGTGGATTGCTTCATCAACTCGCCATCATTGATACAGGTGAAAAATTCCTAGTTCGCAATGATGATGAAGAACCTGTGAAAACATTCACAGTGGATTTGACACCGCGCCGTCGAGGAGGGGCAGATTCAGAAGTAACATTCAAGACAGGGCATGTTTATCATGCGCCTGGTGAATATAAAGATAATGCAGGCTTCTTGTCTGATATTGTAAAACTACAAGATAATGATTATTATCAACCATATTCCTATGTGGTGCAAACTACTAAGCCGTTGAACACATGGAAGGATACCTATTTAAATAGTACACATCCTGCCGGGTTCAAGTTATTTGCTGATTTAATTTTGACTGGTAATATAGAAGTTTCTTCATCTATAGATTCATCAATCACATCCATCATTATTAGTGATTCAGGTTCAGTTGCATTCAATACATTACAAGGTGTAACAGACAGTGTATCCTTACAACCAAGTTTACCATTTAGTGAAACTGTAACAACATCTGAAACCTTCAGTACAAACTTGGCTTTCACGCTTTCATTACTCGATACACTTACATTAACTGAGTCTCCTGTACAAGACTTCAGTAAGATTTTAACAACCACTACATCTACTGATGACGTTTTCCAACGTCAAGTAGTTGCCTATAATGTTCAATATAATGATACTGCAACAGTTTCAGACACGCTAGATTCAATTCATGTTCAACTTGCACCTACTGATGAAATCATGGTAACTGATGTTGCTGTTATCAATTTCCAACAGCAAAATGATCCGGACAGTATACTTTTAGATACTATAACTGTTTCAGATATTGCGTCACTTAATCCGAATAAGATAGTAGATGAAACAGTATTGATTACTGACACAAGTGTGTTGCAATACAACATGAATATATCAGAAGTTGTAAGTAACACAGAAACAGTAACAACAACTTTTAGTAAAAACATCAGTGAAAATATTACTATTACTGATGCATATATAAATGATTACACACAGGGTGCAGTTAATGAAACATTATCTTTAACTGATAATATCAATGTTATTCTAGTAATTCCTGTGGATTTGCTTGATACACAATCCACGACTGACATTCTATCACTAGAACCGAAACCAAGTTTATCAGATACAGCAACAACATCAGATACTATCAGATTTAATATCAGTGATGTATTGAGTGATACTGTTTCAACATCAGAATTGTTCCAATTCTCATTCTCACAAAACAATGACGTAAATAGTGTGTTGTTGGATGAAATTACATTCAGTGAAACCATCACATTCACATATGCTGAAATAGTTCTTGATACACTTTCTAATAGCGAAATTCTCTCCCTCAACTATAGCGCATCAAAATCTGAATTGGTTACAACAACAGATAGTCTGTCCTATAGTATAGCTGTACCATTTAATAATGATGAAGTTTCCTCATCAGAAACGGTGACAAAAACAACCAGTATTGTAATTCCAAATGAAAATGTAACCAATACTGATTCAATTGTTATAAATACTAACATTCAAGCCTCAGATACACAAAGTCTACAAGACGTAGGCGGCGAGTATTTCATAGAAAGTTATTTTGAAGGGCATGAAAATAGCCTAAGTCCGTATGTAGTTTCACGATATGTAGGATCAATTAGCAACTTTTAATCAACTTTAAAGGAGTAACAATGCAAGAATCATTAAAAGCAACAGGTAAAGTTAACATTGTGATTCGTGATGAAAATGGTGTAGTTAAAGAAGAACGCAATATTGACAATCTTGTGGTAACTGTAGGTAAGGCATTCATCACTTCACGTATGTCCGGCACCGCTTCAGGTGTTATGTCACACATGGAAGTGGGTACATCATCAACTGCTGCTGATGCAGCTCAAACTGCACTAGTTGCTGCTGTGTCAGCTTCACGTACAGCTTTAACAACTTCTGGTGGTACACAAGTCACCACAACCACAACAAATGACTCAGTTCAATATGTGTGCACATTCCCAGCCGGTACAGGCACAGGTGCATTACAAGAAGCTGGTGTGTTCAACGCCTCATCAGGTGGTACCATGTTGTGCCGTACTACGTTTGCTACTGTTAACAAGGGTAGTTCAGACGCAATGACTGTAACTTGGACTGTAAAACTTTCATAATAGCTAAAATACATGCCTTCTTTATTACCGATTCGTTTTCGTACTGAATTAGCACGTAGTTTTCATCGTGATATTGTCAGTACATTAAATGTACCTAATGATGAGTTAAACACTCTAAACACATTAGATACAACATCCTACATATACACAGTGGATGAATCAACCACGACTATCACCGGCGAAGATGATAAAGGTAAAACTTTAACATATACACCCGGTCGCGTAGAAGTGTTTATCGACGGTGATAAAGTTGACACAAATAAATTTTTAGCTAATGATGGTGATACAATTGTATTGGAAACTCCTACAGGTGAAGAGGAATTAACATTTTCTGTTTCAGGAATAGTTTTTTCTGACACAGATGTTAATTCCTCTACCGATACAATTTCTTACACATCCCATAATCTAGAAACAGGAGATGTGGTTGTATACAAGAAGAACTCAGGATCGCCAATTGTAGGATTGGTGGATAACACACCATATTATGTCATCAAAGTAACAGATAATTCATTTAAAGTTGCAGCTAACCTAACTAATGCATTAGCAGGAACACAAGTAGATATTAGTGCATTATCTAGTTCTGGTTCTGATTATCTGTTTCTTCCTTATGAAAAAATTGAAGTGGTTGCTGCTGGTGAATATGTGAATATTGAAGGACACGGGCTTTCCACAGGAGATATTGTAATATATCGTCCAACGGCAGGCACAACAGAAACACAATATTTTGTAATTCGTTATGACAGAAACAACTTCACTCTAGCTACAACATTAGCAAACGCTAATGCTAATATTAGTATTGACTTAGATATTCTAGGAGCAGACTTCACGTTTTTAGTGAAACGTTTAGTTGTAAACAACACCACATATGCTGTGATAGCAACTTCTGGTGTTAACACTTCAACAGATGTGATAACTTATACATCACATCCATTTGTTACTGGTGATGCTGTAGTGTATTCTAATGCCGGGGGAACATCCATTACTGGATTGACTAGCGGTTCAACATATTACGTATACAAGGTAACAGATTCAACATTCAAATTGTATACCACCTATGCAAATTCATTATTAGGTGGTGTAACTGGATTAGTAGATTTGAGTGGAACTGGAAACAATTCTCAGTATTTTTATCTGCAAGCTAACAACCAAATTATCATTCCCGACCATGGTTTAGCTACTGGTCAAACTGTTCGATACAGTGAAAATACAGGCAGTATTAATGGTTTGAGTGATACCTCAACCTATTATGTTATAAAGGTGAATGAGAATGCAATAAAGTTGACAACATCATTATCAAATGCACTTGCTGATATTGCAATAGATTTGTTGTCACCTATTCAAGTTGCGTCATACACATTACAAGGTCCGTTAGTTCAAACTGTGGTTGTGAACACGTTCACCATTTACAATTATCCAAATCCAAGAGATTACTTTTACATGTTCTTGGCAAAATCCGATGAATGGGATGTGGAGACTGTTCCTCCTACACCCATTGATAGTCGGTTTGAAGAATCACAAGTAAAAAGAAATATTCTTGGTGTTAAGAAAATCAATGCCAGCGATACATGCCTCTTAGTTCGTAGACTTGATTGGGAAACAGGTACTGTTTATGACAACTATGACGATTCGGTTGATTTGTCAGATTTAGATTTCTTTGTGTTTAATCCAAACAATTTCCGTTTATACAAGTGTTTGGATAACAATACAGGAAATCCATCAACAGTCCTTCCTAGTTTTTCAGAAGTGGGTCCCAAGACCTTATCAGATGGTTATGTCTGGCAATTGATGTATGAAGTTCCTGCTGCCGATAGAACAAAATTCTTAAATGACGAATATATTCCTGTGAAATTCTACGGCACATCAACAAGATTTGACCATAATGGAACTGTAACTGAGCTTATTTTAGATTCAACTGGCGCAAGTTACACTTCAACACCCACTGTGTTAATCTTGGGAGATGGCGTAGGCGCAACAGCACAAGCCACTGTTCAATCTGGATTAGTCACTAAAATTGAATTAACAAATGGTGGTTCTGGATACAGCTTCGCCTTCGTACAATTTGTCGGTGGCGGCGGTTCTGGAGCGACTGCAACAGCAATCATTGAAACAACCGACTTACCCAATGTTGTGAATCAAAATGTTGCAGGGTATGCAGTTGCATCATCAGGGCAAATTGACTTCATCAAAATCATTGATGGTGGTTCTGGATATCTACAAGGCACCACAGGTGTGAATATTGTGGGAAATGGTTCCGGCGCTGCAGCAGAAGTCACGGTTGTTGAAGGTGTCATCACAGAAGTTATCATCACAGACCGTGGTACCAATTACACTTTTGCTGATGTAGTCATCACAGGTGACGGCGTAGGTGCTGATTTACGAACAGTGATTTCTCCTCAAGGTGGTCATGGTTCCAACATTCCACAAGAATTGTTGGCAACTACATTAGGTGTGTCATTGAATATCGAAGATTTCCAATCTGACTTTTTCTTAGATAATGATTTCAGACAATATGGTATTATAAAAAATATCAACGAATATGGGACAGATACCTTTTTAACGGATAACACAGGCAATGGATGCTTTGTTGTGACCGTTCCCGATGATACACAATATAATTTGGATGATGTTATTACCACAGACGGTGGCGGCAAATTCACTGTAGTATATGTAAACAACAATAAAATTTATTTGTTACCCTCTATAAATAATATCACGGAAAATAGTGTTCTAACAAATGTCACAACCGGTATTTCCAATTTACCAATATTGCCTAATACTACGTTAGTTACTGATAACTTTGTTGAACCTGACATTACACAAAACTCAGGTAACATCATTTTCTTGAACAACATCCCGCCATTGCAACGTCAGGATGACCAAACAGAAACTATTAAAATGTATATCAACTTCTAAGGAACTATGGCTAAACTAAATTTAAATACCTACCCATACTATGATGATTTTGATGAAGATAAGAATTTTCATCGCATATTGTTTAAGCCTGGGTTTGCAGTTCAAGCTCGTGAATTAACACAATTACAAACAGTTCTTCAAGACCAAATTAAAAGATTCGGTGATAACATTTTCAAAGAAGGAAGTGTCATTTCTGGTTGTCCTGAATCCACAAATTTCAATGTTGATGTTGTTAAGATTCTAGATATCAATACTGCAGGTGTGACTATTGAAAACAGTCAATTACCTACTTATGAAAATTTGGTGTTTATTGGAAGAAACAATGGTGTTAAGGCGGTTGTCAAGAAAACTGGTGAAGGTAGTGAAGATACCTCACACAAGGCATTGTTCCTGCAATACATTTCTCAAGGCACCGACGGAACCACATCTACATTCGAACCTGATGAAATCATTGAATGGGAAGAAGATTCAGATACAACATTAGTTATTGCAGACATTTCTCATGATCCTATCACCAAAGGATCTTTGTTCTCTGTAGGCGATGGTATCGTATATGCTAATGGTCACTTTGTTCGCCATTACACACAAACAATTGTTCTAGAAAAATTCAGTGGAACACCAAGTAAAAAAGTAGGATTTCTTGTTAACGAAGAAATCATCACATCTGATGATGACGATACTCTACTAGACCCTGCTCAGGGCGCATTCAACTACACAGCTCCAGGTGCTGACAGATACAAGCTATCAACAGTGTTGGTTGCATATCCTATCAATGAAGTAGTTGAAGGATTCTTCGTTTTGTATGAAGTCAGTGTTGGTAAAATTAGTCGTCGTTATGACAGAACTCAATACGCCGAATTAAATAAAACACTTGCACGCAGAACCTACGACGAATCAGGTGACTATGTAGTTACACCATTTAGTTTTCACATTCGTGAACATTTGAGTGATGCTTCTAACGATGGTGTGTATACTTCAGGACAAGGTGGTGATGCAGGGAAAATTGCTTTTGGTATTGAGCCAGGAAAAGCCTATGTACGTGGATTTGAATATGAATTGTTTGCAACCAAATATATTGATATTGATAAGCCACTAGATTCATTGAAAAGAACTTCAATTAGCGCCTCAACAGGTATTGGAAATTACCTAGTTGTGAATGAATTGTGCGGACCTATTCCAACAAATGGCACGTTGATTAATTTAACAAATGTGGCAAAAACAGCAGTAACAAGTGGAACATTTTCTGGAACCACTGCTCCCATTTCTGGTGCCATCATTGGAACAGCGCGTGTGGGTACAATTGAATATTCTGCCGGAGAAATAGGAACTGCCGCCGCTGCGTATCGTTTATATTTGTATGATATCACAATGACTGGTGGGTCTATTGCAGATATTCGCGGGGTGTATTATAATAATGGTATCAAAGATTTGTTTGCCGACGTTGCTATCACACCCACTACACTTCAAGAAATAGGTTATTCCAGTTATATTTTCCCTGTAGGATATAACTATGTGAAAACTTTACAACCATATGGTGTGGACAATTCATTTGTGTATAAAAAGGTCATCACAAACAAGTCTGTCACATCAGCAGGTGCAGTAACAGTTAATATTACAGGTGATGAAACCTACGCGTTTAGTACTGCAACAAAAACAACAATCAATAGTGAAATTATTGTAATTGCAGAAACAGACATTGCCACATCTACACCTACCACTATTTACAAGGCGGGTGAAGTTATTAACATGTCATCTGCTAACACAACTGTTAGTGTTGCTCCACAATCGTTGTCATTGAATGTGTATACACCTGGTAGTGTTGCAGGTTCTCCAACTGTTACTGTAATTGTTTCTGTACAATATACAAATGTAACACCAAGAACTAAAACATTGAATGAAAATCGTTACGTTAAAATTCAAACAACAAAAACATTTGCTCTCGCTGTTTCTTCAGTATCAGGCAATGAAATTACTTTCACACATTCTCTAACGGATAATATTACGTCTGATGATTTGGCAGTAGGAGATAAACTTTACGACTCAGCAAACAGATTGTTAGGAACAGTCGCATCAGTTACACCAAGAAATGATACACTAACAGTAGGACCTAAAATAACATTAACTTCAAGTCCTGCATATTCAATACCTGATATTCCTACAACTACTGCATATGTGACAGTTGCACATCCTAATTGGGATATGTCTACTAGTAGATTCACTGCACCAGTTTCACTGGGCTTGTATGATTTGTATGCTATTGATTACATTAAGGCAGGCTCTTCAGCAACTGCTTGGAGCACTGTTGCATCCTCTGGTACCGATGTTACAACCAAGTTTAAGGTGAATAACGGTCAGACAGATGCTCTGTACGATATCGCATATATGACTGGTTCTTTTGCTGAAGAACGCCGTTATGTAATTCAATTGGATCACTTCATACATGGTTCATCAAGTAGTGCCTTCTTCTGTGTGGATTCATATCCATTACCTACTCAGGGTGATAATAAAATTGCTGGAGAAATTGATTGGCATAAGATTCCAATTTATGTGTCAAGTAATGGTAATCGTTATGATTTACGTGATTGTATCGACTTTAGAAATACTGTTGCTAACATTGCTGCTTCTACTGCAACGTTAAATTTAGCAACAATAAATCCTGGAAGTTATACCGCAGCGTCCAAGGCATTTACTGGATTCACTCCATTCTATACGCCACATCCACAAGAAGAATTTTTAACAGACGTTGAATGGAACTTGCCGCGTGTGGATAGAATTATCCTAGATGCAGATGGAAACTTCACAGCAGTTACCGGCGTTCCAACAGAAACACCTACTCCGCCTAATGAACCGAACAATGCCATGACATTAGGTGTTGCAGTGTTCCCTCCATATCCTTCACTATCACCCAAGACAGCGAAAGATTCTGGTCGTCCCAAGAATGCTGTGAATTTCACAAAATCAGATTTGCAGCGTCGCTATACCATGTCTGATATTGGTACAATTGAAAAGCGTTTGCAAAATCTTGAATTATATACAAAACTATCATTCTTGGAACAAAAAACCATTAACACCTTGGTTTACAATGTTGCTGGTGATGAACGATTTAAAAATGGGGTATTAGTTGATTCATTTGAACGTTCTTCAAAAGTTGATAAAGAAAATCCAACCAATAACTGTTTAGTAGGTAATGGTATCCTAACATCACGTTATGATTATGACGCCCTTGATTTGGAACTTTCAAGTTCAACCAATGTTGTAGTTGCACCTAAAGATGTGAAAGTTGTTATTCGTCAGGCTGTTGGTGCTAGTGTGTTTTTGAAGGGTGAAACAGCAACTCAAGCAACATCATCAGCAACAGGTGTTGTTGAACATGCTGTTGAAATTGCACGCGGCGGAAATTTCAAATGGGTTCGCTTATATTTGACAAACGTGTCTGGAACATTCTCCAACAATGTTTCATATAATGTAACTGGATCAACCACCAATTCAACTGGTGTCATCACATATATTGGTATGACAGAAACCATCATGCCATCAAATATGCGCCCAGATTTAATAACATTACCTGTCTCTGGTGATTTGGCAACATTACCATATGTACATGAAGTATACACAGAAAATCCATATGCCTCTGAAGCCATTTCAGTGACGAATAATGTTGTGTATGGTTATGAAGGAGAAATTGGATTAATTCCTGCTGAAGATATTTGGTTTGAACACAGAAGTCAACCTCAAATCATCAATCATTATAATACAGAAATCATATATAATGAAGTAGAGGTTGTAAGAGAAATCACCAAGGAAGTAGAAGTTCGTGTTGAAGAAGTTGTATATGTACCACAGGTGATTGAAGTTGAGAAAATTGTTGAAATTGTTCGTGATCCTGTTGTGGTCAGTACACCAACAGTTGTCGAAACTGTCATTCAAACTCCACCTGTTGTAATACCTCCAGGTGATCCAACAGAGGTGTTTACCTTTGTAGTTATAGATTTTCCCGACGCACATCCACTTCCTATACCTGATGAATTTCACCGAGATGACCAATGGTATGTCTGTGGGGGAGACCTACCTGTAGAAGATTTACCAATAATTACATATGTTCCGGAAGAAACACCAATAATTATTGATGAAGGTGAACCACCAGCATTGCCTGATGACTCACCGGCTCCTCCGCAAGAAGAACCCCCTTCATATGGAGGTGGCGGCGGTGGCGGTGGCGGCAATTTCTGGGTTGACAGTACATTGATTGCCGGCTTAGAAGGAAGATATGATGTAGCAGGATCACAACATTATAACGCAATATAATAGGAATATAAATGACAACTATAGCTCAATCTTCGTCAAGAATATCTCGTAGCGTAACGGGAATAACACCACCAGATATCTCACAATTTGTATCCAGTGATGATATTCCGTTACCATACATGCGAAGTGCATTAGTTACTTTTAATGCTAAAGGGTTAAAGCCAAACACACAAGTATATCCGTTTTTTGACGGACAGCTAGTGTCACAACATTGTCGTTTGACCACAAGTAATGTATTTGGAAGTGATTTAGTGACGGACACATCTGGTGAAATTACAGGTGTGTTTCGTATTCCTGCTGAAACATTTAAAACGGGTGTTAGATTATTCATCTTAATCAATCACCCAACTGATCCTACTGCTGATACAGATTGTGTGGGTGTGGCGACATTTAATTCATACGGTGCCATCACCTATGATTCAGGAAGAATTGCTTCCACGCGCGCACCCAACATCACCTTTGCGCGTTCCACATCACCAAGAGAAATTTCAGTTGACCGTTTAACCACAGTTAATCCTTCTTCAACAAATTTCAAAGACCCCATTGCACAAACTTTCTTTGTGTCAGGAAATCCTAACGGAATTTTCACTACAAAAATTGATGTGTATTTCAAGTCTAAGCCTTCAGATCCAAACATTCCCATCACACTACAAATTCGTGATACAATAAATGGTAATCCAGGCAACGTTATTCTACCATTTAGTAATGTTACATTGTATCCTAAAGATGTGAATGTATCCGCTGATGCATCTGCTCCCACACAATTCACATTCACTTCTCCTATTCATTTAAAGAACAATGAAGAATACGCAGTTGTGTTGTTACCTGCAGGTCTTCGTGAAGGATATGAAGTGTGGACGGCTGAAGTGGGACAAAACAAGTTGGGAACACAAGAAAAGATTGACAAGCAACCAAATGCTGGTCGTTTGTACATTTCTTCCAATAGTGTAAATTGGACCGTTTCTGAAACCAGAGATTTAAAGTTCAGTTTATATAAGGCAACATTTAATGTATCAAACGGTACATTGTATTTAAAAAACAAGAAAATTGACTTTTTAGGAATAACAGCAGCATCAGATAACATTGTAGTGGGTGACATCATCATTTCTAGTACAGGTGTAGGTGTTGTTCGTTCACTTGATATCTCAAGAAATATTGCACACACTGAAGTCACTTCTGGAACATTTTCTGAAGGGCAATCAATTTCTGTTGGTAAAGTAATTCAAGGAACTATAAACTCATCAACTTTATCAACAACTGTCACAGGAACAAACACATCATTTATTAATGATTTGAATGCATCTGATGTAATCATCAGAAGCAACAACACTGTAGTAGGAACAGTTTCATCAATAACAAATAACACCAGTTTAACTTTAACAGCGAATGCTGGTTATGAGTTGAATAATACGGCAGTATATGTTCGTGAAAAGACAGCGACTATTACATTGGAACCATATAACAACAATGTAAGCGGTAAAGTGCTACATGAATTGGCACATGGAATTTCATATATTGAATTCAATGAATCAGCCGTTACATTTGAACATAAAATTTGGGACTCAGAAGGAAATGAACCTGCAGCATATAGTGCAGTATCTAAAGAAGGAAAGTTCCGTTTGGGTGAAGAAAAGACAGCATATTCCTATTCATTTGAACGCTTAGCCACAGGTTCTGGTGGTTTGGGTATCACGGATACTGAAGATGGAACTGTGATGATTAAAGCTAGTTTAGCAACTACAAATAACAACATCTCTCCAGTCATTGACATCAGCAAATCATCACTTGTAGGATATGGAAACATCATTCGAAGTGTTCGTAGAACCTTGAATGGGACCATAACAAATACAGGAGCCACTGTCAATGGTACTGATACAGCATTCATCAATCAAGTGATTCCTGGTTCAGTTTTACGTGCTTCTGATAATCGAGTTATAGGAATTGTAAAGTCAATAACATCTTCAACACAATTAACGTTGGAAGAAGCTCCCATCATTGACGTAACAAATGAAATTGTCACGGTTGATTATGAAGCAACTGATGTGAAGGGCAATTCAAAATATCATACAAAATATGTCACTCTTCCTTCTGGACAAGAAGCAGATGATTTATGGGTGTTCTTGGATGCCGACATTCCCAACTCCACTGAAATTCGTGTCTATGGTCGTTTTATCGCACCCGGCGATGCTGCATTAATTGATGAAAGACCTTGGACAAGATTGAACTATTCATTAAATAGAAATACATTGGGCGCCGGCGAACATGTTTATAAGCTCAGTAAAAATTCTCTAGACTTTGCCACTAAAGTTGGCGGCTTGGACAATGCAGGTGTGTTCAGTTATGCAAAGAATGGTGTGTTGTTCAATCAATTCAGCACATTTGCAGTAAAAATCGTGTTGTTGAGTACAGATCCTTACTACTCTCCAACAGTCTACAGTATGCGAGCATTAGCATTAATGGCGTAATATGGATATTAGTCAAATCAAACGAGATAGAAACAGTTCTGCGGTTATTAACACCGACTCCAAAGCGTTGGCTGCATATAAAGCTCGGAGAGCAAGTGCTAAAAAATTGAAAGAACTTGAAACTGATATAAATACTGTTAAACAAGAGCTAAAAGAAATTAAAAATATGCTCCAACAAATTATTACCAATAGAGGATAACGATGTCCACATTAACTCTTAGAAACGTAAAGGGTTCGCCATTAACAAATACTGAAGTTGACAACAACTTTAGTAATTTAAATACTGATAAATTGGAGAAAGACGGCAGTACAGCAATGACAGGAAAGTTGAATACTGTAGTGAGTAGTACAACAACTGCAAGTATTAAACTTACTCAAGGCTCTGCTGATCCTAGTTCTCCAGTTCAAGGTGACTTTTGGAACAATGGTGGAAATTTAAAGTTTTATGATGGAGCTACAGTATATACAATAGCAACTTTAACTGGCGCTCAAACACTCACAAACAAAATATTAGCCGCGCCAGTTGTTACCACGGGTATCTATTTCGAAGGAGCAACTGAAGATGCCTTCGAACTTCTATTGAATGTTGTAGACCCCTCTGCCGATAGAACAGTTACCATCCCAGACGCCACTACAACCATGGTGGGTACTGATGTCACTCAAACACTCACTAACAAGACATTAACAACACCTATCATTGAAGAAATTGATAGTCCGGCTAATATCACACTTGATGCAGCCGGTGACGTTATTCTTGATGCCGGCGGCGCTGATGTGATTCTTCGTGATGACGGCACAGAATTTGCCAAGTTTGTAAACTCAGGTGGACAACTTGCCATCAATTCAGGATCGTCATCAACAACTGCCATCACCTTCTCTGGTGCCAACGTAACCATTGTTGGTAATTTAACAGTTTCAGGCACAACAACAACTGTGAATTCTGAAACAATCAATCTTGCTGATAACATCATCACATTAAATAGCAACTTCACTACAGGCACACCTTCTGAAAATGCAGGCATTGAAGTTCTTCGTGGTGGTTCAGCAACAGTTGCATTCCGTTGGAATGAAACTTCGGACATATGGGAATACACCAAAGATGGTTCAACATATTTCACTCTTGTTGGTTTAACTGAATCACAGACATTAACCAATAAGACTATTGCTGCCGGTTCCAACACTATCACTGGCTTAACAAATTCCAATTTAAGCGGTTCAGCTGGTATCACCAACGCCAACTTAGCTAATAGTACCATTTCAGGTGTTGCACTTGGTGGTAACTTATTCAGTTTAACAATTGGTTCAGGTTTGTCTGGTACAACATATAATGGTTCAAGTGCTGTAACTATTGCCATTGATACAGGAACTGTTGTCACATTAAGTGCTACACAGACATTAACAAACAAGAGTTTTTCAGATAGTACAACCTTTTTCGTTGATGATGCTGATAACACCAAGAAAATGACATTCCAGTTGTCTGGTATCACTACTGGACAAGTTCGTACATTAACTGTACCGAACGTTAGCGGAACCATCGTTACAACCGGCGATGCTGGTTCAGTAACAAACACCATGTTGGTAAATAGTAGTATCACAATTAACGGTTCTGCTGTTGCTTTAGGTGGAAGTATTTCTGTATCAGCAATTGCAACACAAGCTCTTACTATTGGTACTGGTTTAAGTGGAACTTCCTATAACGGTTCAACTGCTGTTACGATTGCCAATACAGGTGTGTTGTCCATCACTGGAACATCGAACCAAATTACAGCATCAGCAAGTACAGGTGCTATTACTCTATCATTGCCACAAAATATTCACACAGATGCAAATGTTCAATTTGGTAATATTGGTGTCGGTGTCGCTCCAGGAACAAGTACAACAGGTGAAATTCGAGTGGAAGGTGAAGTTACAGCATATTATACTTCAGATGCTCGCTTGAAGGAAAACGTTACTCCATTATATGGTGCTCTTGATAAGGTGTCATTGATTCGTGGTGTTTCATTTGATTGGACAGAAGAACATATTGCTGAACGCGGCGGCGAGGATGATTATTTCGTTCGCAAACATGATGTTGGTGTCATCGCTCAAGAAGTTGAGGCTGTTCTTCCTCAAGTTGTCGCCACTCGCAATAATGGTTTCAAGGCAGTTCGTTACGAAAAGATTGTTCCATTACTAATTGAAGCCATCAAGGAACTCAAGGCTGAAATCGCTGTTCTAAAGAATACTAAATAATTTCAGTCATTAGGAGTTTACAATGGGTCTAATACCAGCCACTGGTTCCGCGATTGCGATGGGAAGAGTAAGAAATGCATATGGGTTATCCGGGCAAGTATCACTTCGCGGAAACCTAGGTGCACAAATTGGTATTTCATCTGGTCAAATTCGGTTATCAACAGACTTTGGTGGAAGAACTACACCCAACACTTATTAAGACTTGACAAAATAAAAATTGTAGTTATATTTGATTATACTATTTTTGAGAGGGTATTATGGAAATTACAGTTGACAAGTTAATTGATGCAATCAATACAAACCCATCGGAATACGAAGAACGGTATGTCCGATGGGTTTCTATTGGATATGATAAAAAGGTTCTTGCCGAACTTTTGTATGAATTGAAATATCTAAAGGAAAAGAATGAATGGCCTGAACGAGTTGCCTTTTTAGAAGGACTTCTTGCTGAACATGATTTTGAACATCTGTTAAATCTGTTGAACAATGAACCGCAAACATCACGTTTTAGTCTCATTGAGAAATTGGCAAGACAGGCGGCAATGGAAATATTGATTTTCGATAAGTACAGTATTGATACATTGAACACCATCACACAACTACCGCTTGCCGATTATCAATTTGTTGTGAAGCGCGTGTATGAAATTAGTACATTGATTCGTGATATCACAACTCAATCAACCAATCTGGCAGCAGGGGTTGCTGGCTTATGAGCAAGAACATTTATGACATGAGCATCTGGAAAGCCAAACCTACAAAATTAGCAGTTCTGGTTCCTTGTCGAGATACTGTTCCCAGTTTGTTTACTGCTAGTTTAGTTGAGTTAGTGAAAACAACAACCATGGCAGGTATTGATATTCATGTGATTTATGACCAAAGCACCATTCTGTTAAGTCAACGCGAGAAGCTAGCAAAACAGGCATTGAATTTAAAGGCGGATTATGCTCTGTGGTTAGATTCAGACATGATGTTTCCAAGCACAACTGCCATGCGTTTGATGGGACATAACAAAGACATTGTGTGTTCCAATTACATGAAGCGTTCAGTTCCTTTGCAAACAGTTGCCTATCCAGAACGAGGTAACTGGGAAGATTGGTTGCCGTTGGAACATGATGGCGAATTGCAAGAAGTTGAAGGAATTGGTATGGGTTGCATGATGATGAAAACTGAAGTGTTGAAAAATATTGAACCTCCGTTTTTCGCATTTGAATATAAAGATGGTGAATGGCATGGAGAAGATTTCTATTTTCAACAAAAATTGCGAGATGCAGGACACAAGATTTTAGTTGATATGAATTTAAGTACCCAAGTACGACATATTGGTCAATGGGCATTCGGACCAAGTATTGGTGTTAATGATGAACAAATTGTGAAACGTCACGTTAAAAAGGTGAAAAAGAATGCTAAATAATGAATCATGGTTAGCACATAGTGAATTGTTTGAGAAGTACTGGGTGATTGAAACTAAGCCTTGGGTGAGAAGTTTAGGTTGGTTCACAGACTTTATTGAAACTGTGAAAGATGCACAAGGCTGGGCACAAGCAGGAGATAAAGAACTCACTGTGTTTGATTATGTTGACATCATTGATGCCCCATTAGCACAGAAGAAATTATATCGGTGTTTGAATGGCGTGACATGGGAACATATTTCTGGTCCTGTGGTGTTTGTTGTTCGTAAGGATGATGAACAAGTATTCATTGCTGGTTGGGCAGGAGAAAGAAAACTCATTGAAAAGCAGAAGAAGATTTCTTCTGACCCATGGGAATGGACTGACAAGATGATTGTTGAAGTGGATCCAATTGTGGCATTACATACTTTGAAGGTTCGTAGAACTAGCAAAAAGGATCAAGTGCCGGTATTTTTTGCCAGTAATGGAGAAAGTAATGCCGATGATAATTGGGAACATCTAGTAAAATTATGTCCACGTGCTGTTCGTATTGATGGTATCAATGGACGTAGAAACATGTTTCATAAATGTGTGGACTTATCGGATAATGCAAAGCAATTCTTTGTTGTCACTGGAAAGAATTATGTCACAGATGCGTCTGTATTTGATTACCCAGTTGAAACCATTTCAGATGCTCATGTCATTTTCCAAGCTAAAAACATGAGTAATAGATTGCAATATGGACATATGGGCATTGTATGTTACAACAGCAATCTAGTATTAAACACGCCAGAAAACTTCGGCTTGGATTTCACACAGTACAGCAAAAACATCACAGTCCCAAGAACTGTTTCAGAAGCCACATTTGCCACAACTCCTTATGAAGCCTGGAGAACAGCTTTCCGTGAAGTTGTGAAACTGACTCTCCAATATACATCTGATTCACATCTTTGGTTGGAACGTTGGCTGGCATTTGCTGAGGGGCAAAACTCCGATTGGGTGATGAAGGGTGCTAAAGATGGGTATGAATATGCTGAACAATATCGTGATAATAAAGAAGCACTAAATAAGACAGTTGATTGGAATTGGCTGGAAAATTACTTCAAGGAACAATACGAGTCATAACCATTATAAATATAGTTGTCACCTACTAATATAGAAGGAAACTATGGCAACTGTAAAAAATCTAGTTATAGACCAGGGTTCCCATTTTTCTGTAACGGTTGTTATCACTGATAGTTTAGAAACTCCTTTGGATTTAACAGGATACACAGCACGTTCGCAACTGAGAAAAAGTTACGGTTCCAATACATATACAGCAATAACCATGGTAATTTCATCAGCTTTAAATGGTGAAATTACCATGTCATTGACTAATACTCAAACGTCTGCTTTACGTAGTGGTCGTTATGTTTATGATGTGGAAATCATCAGTCCTGGAAACATTGTTACTAGAGTACTGGAAGGCATCATCACGGTCACTCCTGAGGTTACCCGATAATGGCTTTGCGGGTAAGAGTCGTACAACCAACGACAATTAATACAGCGGTTGTAGAACCAGCAGTTATCAACACATCGGTTAAAAGAACATCATTTGATGCGTTTTTTATCAATGAAACTGATAGTGAAGGGGGACAATTCTACCTGCGTGAAGCCACTGTAAACGGAACTGACCGTATTCTGTTAAAGGCTCCTGACGCACTAGCAGGAGACATCACATACACATTTCCAGATACCATTGTTGCCAATCAGTTTTTAACAACTGATGCAAATGGTGTGTTATCTTTTGCCCCTATCCCTGCAGGTACATTTAATATCGCAGGCAACACAGGATCTGATGTATTCACTAACGGGCAAACATTATCATTTCTTGGCACTACCAATCAAATATCAACGGTAGTTACCAACAACACTGTAACATTTTCTTTAGCAAGTAGCATTTCCATCAGCAACACCTTGACAGTAGGTGGAACAATTATTGTGAATGGTTCTCCTATTGCAGTATCTTATGGCGGTACCGGAGCAAGCACATTCACACTTAATGGTATCGTATATGGAAATGGAACATCCCCACTACAGGTGACTGCAGCGGGGACTCAAGGAAAAGTATTGCAAGCCGGTGTTGGCGGCGTTCCTGTGTTCGATGATTTAGACGGCGGCGCCTATTAATTCAATGATGTCAGGTCTGGAGATGTGAACTGCTATATAATCCGGACCTTTAAAATCTTCATCCATTAAATGATAATCTTTAAACTTTACTCCATTTTTTGTTAGCTTTCCTAACAAATAGCCGTGAGGAGTAAGTAATTGATAGTAGTCCATTAAAAATCTTCTTGTCAACACATTGATATAACCAAATTCAAATTGAATACAGGTTATTTTTCCTTTTTCAATCATAGGCATGAATCCTTGTAGTGTTTCATATTCATGCCCTTCAGTGTCAATTTTCAAGAAATCAATGTGTTCTATACCATAATGTTTAGTATAAAACTCACCAGTTGAAACTAAGGCATTTTTATATACGCTGTTATCATGAGCTATATTCATCACAGTGGTTGTAACTCTATCATTATCAGTGACAACCTTTAATGGAATTTCCTTGGTTGCATTGGAAAGTCCATAGGAATTAGCGAAAATGCCATTATCTAATGGTATATTTCTAAGCATCTTTTGAAAGGTGAACGGAGAAATATCAAACATGTGAATTAATGCTTTTGGTTGAAAACTTCGAACCATTCTTGTCCATTCACCAATATTACACCCTACATCAAAAATTGAAGTCATAGGAATCGTACTCAATTTTTCTTGCATCTGATATTCACCGTGCAATTGAAATTCTTCAAGTGCGTATTTTTTATTATATGTAGGTAATGACATTACACCCTCACAAAATGATAGTCACCATCAAACGGTGTAGCTGGTAACGCATACTTTTGTTTGAAACCAATACTCTTTAAGAATTCAATAGCCTCATCCTTTAATGGCGCACCTTGGTTATATTCTGTATGTTGCAATTCAATCAACAAGTCCGTACACTTGGACAATGTATATTCAGCACCCTTCAATACGTCAATTTCACAACCTTGAACATCAATCTTCATCATATCAGGTAATGGGAAATTGTTGTATCGTACTACATCATCCAATGAACGAGTAGTTTTCTTCACCTTGTGTGCATCTGAAAATACTCGTCCTGATTCAGGATGACCAATTTCACGATAATAGCTGTTACCACCTGGTTGCCACACATTCTCAAAGAATTCAACTTCTTTATGAGATACATCGCTTAACACACCAATGTGATAATCAAATCCTGTTTCCTTCAACAGGAATTCAACTTGTGGCATGGCATCAAACAACACAAAATTGCTATTGTCCCAAATCTTTCGTGCTTCACGGGTCCAATTACCTGTGCAAGCACCAATATCATAAATTACTTTAGGATTCACGCCGTGCTTCTTCATGGTTTTCAGATAATCAACATCTTCCTTTCTGAAGTCCCATGTCGAGAGATGCCGGAGGTAATTTTTTTGTTGTTCATCACTCATGATGTCTTTCGGCACGAACACGGTATTACCAATGTGATTACATACAATTGTAGAATCAGCAAAAATTTGGAATCCTAGTTGGCGGGCTCTTGTACAGAAGTACACATCTTCGGAAATTGTGTTCCTGTGGTCCAATGCTGACTTGTACACAAACTGCGGATAACCAATCTTACGAATAACTTCAGACTTCACAAGAACACAACCAAATCCACACCCGTCAACTGGATGTAATCCTGCCGGTTGCAAGTGAATGAACGGAACATTGGAAACTCCTCCATGTTCATTCTTTCTGTAAATTTCTAAAATTTCCTGGTCAGGTTTACGTTGAATATACACACCTGAGACCATATCTTTATCATGATTCAACATCTTCACTAAACAATCTTTAGGCAGAACAATGTCACTGTCTACAGAAAACAGATAATCATAATGTGTTGCCCAGTGTGCAATCAAATTTCTAATTTGGTCAATATTGTAACCATAGAAATATTGAAAGGTTAATTCTACATCATCAGGTACTTCTAAATCATAGATGCTCTTGAATGTTTCAGATTCAATATACTTGGCTGTGGGGATTGCCAAAAGTATTTTCTTTTTGTTTTGTGAGGTCATAGTATGAGTTGTATGTGTTTCAGTGTTGTGCAGTACTTTATTTGCAGTTTTAGTTTGTTCAACTCCATTAACTTTATAATCATTTAATGGGTTCTTGTCATTATAGTTATATACGATTTTTTGCAGAGCTTTTACTTTCGAAGGTTCTGCCTTTTCAATCGCATTATAGAAAATTGCCGTGTCGCCCCCTGCGCGATACCACTTACCATGTTCATCTTGAAAATTTGTCATTGGGATATCGTTGAACAAAAACTTCTTGAATGTTCTAAGATGTGTATATGGCATATTCCATGCAAACAAATGTTTTCTATAGTCTCGGTTCTGTTTCACCCTTTCAGGGTAGGGCTGTGCAATTAACGGGATGTTATCCACCATGGACCACATGGATCCATAGGTGAATTCGGTTGTGCCATCATACACAGAATTATAATATTGAAATATGTTATTATCATTTACTAGTTTGTCATCACCATCAAGCATCATAACAATGTCCTCGTCATTGCATGACATGATGGTTAACACTTGATTGGCAACAGCTCCTTGATTCTCTCCATTTCGAATCAACTTGAATTTTGATTTAATGTTTTCAGAGAGTGTGTTTATAGTTTCTTTAGCAATTTCAAAACTACCATCTGTAGAAGCATCATCAATTAAATAATGAGTGTAATTCTCATAATCCTGAGATGCAACTGACAAAATGCAATCGGCAATGTAATCCTTTGCATTATAAAAGGGAGATACAACTGAAATGTTTTGTTGTGGGTAACTTCTTACAGGTTGCCATTCTTCTGGATTGCTATATCTACGAGTATACACTTCATGAACCTTTTGATTGATATATGACACTTTCTTATATTCATCAACAGGAAGATACAACCCTAAAATTTTATAGATGTGTTGTTTCCATTGTAAAGCTACTGTGTCCCATTCACAGATATCATGAACGATGTTACAGTACTGCATCTTTTGTGCATGTAGATAGGGATTGTTATATGCATACACCACCATATCAACAAATTTCCGTACTTGATTGTCTTTGTTAATATCAGTGAACAAATTGTTTGGTTCAATGGCATAATCAATCTTGTAACATGCCATGTCTACAGCAGTTTCTTCTAATGCACCAAATCGAGTTGTAATTAATGGTGTGTTGTATGCAAGAGATTCAAGACTGGAAATTCCAAATGTTTCTGGGAATGCGCCAGGAAAAATCATGAATGATGCTTCTGATAGTATATCAGCAATTTGTTTTTGTGGAATAACACCTGTGAACTCAATGTCCATGGCTTTCATTTCAGGACGAGCAATTAACTTATGCCATGTTTCCTCTTGTGCATCTGGAGGGGCTCCGTCACGGAAACGATAATACCCGCCAATCACTTTCAACTTGGCAGTTGGAATTCTACGTTTAACTAGAGGCCAAATGTTTTCAACTAAGGGTAACATGCCCTTGGTAATAGAAGCATTATACACAAACAAGTTTTTATCTTTCTTGGTAACATCAATTTCATGAATATGGCGTTTGATACCATTACGTGTCATGAAAATCTTGTTCTTTAATACTTCAAAATTTCTTCTTCTACCGTGATGAGAATTGGCGAAATATGTAGTATGAAAATCAGACAAGGTGAACACCTCATCAATATGTCCATCCATGACCAATTCTTCTAATAATTCATCTCCTGAACAGAATGTGTCATGCAGCCATAAAATTTTCTTTTTGGCACTATTTTTTAATTGCTGATAAACCCCAGGATTGTAATTTACATTTTTCCAATATTTTTCAGGCAGAAATGGAATTACTGTGCGTGACACGATAAACACATCACATGTGTAATCATTCATATGATGGAGGCGTTGATTATCTACATAAGTCACACCATCATACACACCTTCTCTTGCTCTGCTATCTATACAGTTATTGAAAACTGTAACATCGAATCCTGCCTTTTGCAGTTCCCGAGCCATGTAAATTACAGCGGATTCCGATCCTCCTAGACCATACTTTTCTAAAGTTGTTGGGTCATAGGTTAAACCAATAAGGTCTACTATAGCAATCTTTGTCTTTGACATCCAATTCACCTCGTAAAAATATTATAAATATAACAATAATATACTATACATATAGTATTTTGTCAAGTTTATTTATCTACGCTACATAGCGAATCTAGAGGAGCCAAATGGCGAATTTGATTAAAATAAAACGGTCTGCTGTACCAGGTAAAGTTCCGCAATTATCCGACTTGCAGTTGGGTGAATTGGCTATCAATACCAATGATGGTAAAATTTACTTCAAGAAAAACGATGGTGTAGAATCCATTGTAGAAATTTCATCAGGTTTAGTTGGTAGCACCGGCTTCACTGGGTCACTCGGCTTCACTGGAAGCAAGGGTGATAATGGCTTCACCGGCAGTCAAGGCGCCACAGGCTTCACTGGTTCGCAGGGAATTCTTGGATATACTGGAAGTCAAGGAGATATTGGCTATTCTGGCAGTCAGGGTATTATTGGATTTACTGGAAGTATTGGTATTATTGGATTTACTGGAAGTCAAGGAGATACGGGCTTCACTGGCAGTATAGGATTTTCAGGAAGTCGTGGCTTCACTGGTAGTCAAGGAGATACAGGATTTGTCGGGTCACAGGGCGATTTAGGTTATACTGGTAGCAAAGGTGACCCAGGTACTTTCGGCGGCGCCGCGTTTGATTACACGTTTGATACTAGTACCACAAATTCTGATCCTGGTTCTGGAAAGTTACGTTTAAATTCTACTGACCTTTCAACATCGTCAGTTCTCTACATCAATCAGTTTGATGATGCAGCAATTTCTGTTTTCAATTATCTCCAAACCATTGATGATTCTACATCATCAATTAAAGGACATTTCACAATCACAGAAAAGACTGATACGAACAATTTTGCCATGTTCGCTATCACGGGCGCGCACACTGAATACAGTAATTATTTTGCAGTTCCAATATCTTGGCTTTCTGGTTCCACATCATTCACCAACAACTTGGACATCATCATCACGTTCGCTCGAACAGGTGACCGTGGTGACACTGGTTATGTGGGAAGTCAGGGTAGTACTGGCTTCACAGGTTCTTTAGGCTTCACAGGTTCTTTAGGCTTCACAGGTAGTCAAGGTGATATCGGCTTCACTGGTTCACAAGGTGCCACAGGCTTTGATGGTAGCAAAGGTGAAATTGGCTTCACAGGAAGTGTCGGTTTCACCGGATCCTTTGGTGTTACTGGATTTACAGGAAGTCTTGGATACACAGGGTCACAATACACGGTTGTTGCATCTACAACTCCTCCAGTATTACCAAACACAGGAACTATTTGGTTTGATTCAACTTCTGGTAAATCCTATTTCTATTATAATGATGGTACTAGTAGTCAATGGGTGTTGTTTGCGGATCCAACTGTAACTGATGGTGCTCAAGGCTTCACAGGCTCACAAGGTTCTGCGGGTACCAGTGGTTTCACGGGTAGTCAAGGTGCTGTTGGTTATACAGGTTCAGGTGGCGGCGGTGGCGGTGCATCTGTTTCAACTTCATCCACACCCCCAGAAACTCCTAGTGATGGTGATTTATGGTGGGACGAAGAATCTGGACAACTGAAAATTTATTACAATGACGGCACCAGTACTCAATGGGTTGATGCCGCCAGTAGTGCTTTAGGTTATACCGGTAGTCGCGGTTTTGTTGGTAGTCAAGGTGGTTCAGGATTCACTGGAAGTCAAGGTTCTGGGTTTACAGGTAGTCAAGGTGGTGTTGGCTTCACCGGTAGTGTAGGATTCACCGGTAGCATCGGCTTCACTGGGTCACAAGGAACCACAGGCTTCACAGGAAGTATCGGGTTCACAGGCTCACAGGGAATCACTGGCTTCAGTGGCTCTGTAGGCTTCACTGGTAGTAAGGGAGATACAGGATTCACCGGTAGCATCGGCTTCACTGGGTCGCAAGGAACCACAGGCTTTGCTGGTTCATTAGGATTCACTGGAAGTCAAGGTACTACAGGCTTTACTGGAAGTATTGGTTTTGTAGGCTCACAAGGAACCACAGGTTTCACTGGAAGTAAAGGTGATATTGGATTCACTGGAAGTGTTGGCTTCACAGGTTCTCAAGGAACCGCAGGTTTCACAGGAAGTATCGGGTTCACTGGTTCGCAAGGAACTACTGGCTTCACTGGAAGTCAAGGTACTACAGGCTTCACAGGAAGTATTGGATTTTCTGGAAGTAAAGGTGATATTGGATTCACTGGAAGTGTTGGCTTCACAGGAAGTATTGGATTTTCTGGCTCTCAAGGTGATGTTGGGTTTACAGGCAGTCAAGGTGATATTGGATTCACTGGAAGTGTTGGCTTCACAGGAAGTATTGGATTTTCTGGCTCTCAAGGTGATGTTGGGTTTACAGGCAGTCAAGGTAATCAAGGATTCACAGGTAGCATCGGCTTCACTGGGTCGCAAGGAACTACTGGCTTCACGGGTAGTGTTGGTTTCACAGGCTCGCAAGGTACTACTGGTTTCTCAGGAAGTATCGGCTTCACTGGGTCACAAGGAACTACTGGCTTCGTAGGAAGTGTAGGCTTCACTGGGTCACAAGGAACTACTGGCTTCACAGGCTCAATAGGCTTTACTGGTAGCAAAGGCGATTCTGGATTTACTGGTAGCAAAGGCGATGTTGGATTTACTGGTTCAATCGGATTCACTGGGTCACAAGGAACAACTGGTTTCGCAGGTTCTGTTGGATTTACTGGTTCAATCGGATTCACTGGGTCACAAGGAACCGCAGGCTTCACAGGAAGTATCGGGTTCACTGGTAGCAAAGGCGATTCTGGATTTACAGGTTCAATCGGATTCACTGGGTCACAAGGAACCACAGGCTTTACAGGTTCTGTTGGATTCACTGGTAGCAAAGGCGATTCTGGATTTACAGGGTCACAAGGAACTACAGGATTCACAGGGTCGCTGGGGTTCACAGGTAGTCAAGGTACTACAGGCTTTACTGGGAGTATCGGCTTCAGTGGGTCGCAAGGAACTACCGGCTTTACCGGAAGTGTTGGATTCATTGGTAGCAAAGGTGATTCTGGCTTCACAGGGAGTATCGGCTTCGCAGGTTCACAAGGAACGACAGGATTCTCTGGCTCAGTAGGATTCTCTGGCTCAGTAGGATTTACAGGTTCACAAGGCACCATTGGTTTCACTGGTAGTATTGGCTTCACTGGCAGTAAAGGTGATGTTGGATTTACTGGTAGCATCGGATTCACCGGAAGTATCGGATTCACAGGAAGTATCGGCTTCACTGGAAGTCAAGGAACTACAGGCTTCACAGGAAGTGTAGGCTTTACTGGGTCACAAGGAACCACTGGCTTCACTGGGTCAATCGGATTCACTGGGTCGCAAGGTACTACAGGCTTTACTGGGAGTATCGGCTTCAGTGGAAGCAAAGGCGATACTGGTTTCACTGGATCACTAGGCTTCACTGGAAGTAAAGGCGATACTGGTTTCACTGGATCACTAGGCTTCACTGGAAGTAAAGGCGATACTGGTTTCACTGGTTCTAATGGATTAGATGGTGACCGTTATCTTACTTCCAGTACTACATCCAATTCAATTTCCACAGGTTCTAAGACGTTCACTGTTGAAACAGATTTGTCATACAGTGCTACTCAAGCTGTGAAAATTGTTTATGATACAAACAATTACCTGGAAGGCACTGTAACAAGTTACGATGTTGGAACAGGAAGTTTAGTAGTAAATGTAATTACTACAGTAGGTTCAGGAACATACACTAGTTGGACCGTCAATCTTTCAGGATCAGTTGGTGCTCAAGGATTTACTGGTTCACAAGGTACCACAGGATTTGTTGGCTCTCAAGGTGGTGCTGGTTTCACAGGTTCAGTGGGCTTTACAGGAAGCATCGGATTCACAGGAAGTCAAGGTGGTTCAGGCTTTACAGGAAGCATCGGATTCACAGGAAGTCAAGGTGGTTCAGGCTTTACAGGAAGCATCGGATTCACAGGAAGTCAAGGTGGTTCAGGCTTTACAGGAAGCATCGGATTCACAGGAAGTCAAGGCGGCGCTGGATTCACAGGAAGTCAAGGTGGACCAGGCTTCGCTGGTAGCGTAGGATTCACCGGCTCTGTGGGCTTCACAGGTAGTGTTGGCTTCACCGGAAGTCAAGGCGGCGCTGGATTCACAGGAAGTCAAGGTGGACCAGGCTTCGCTGGTAGCGTAGGATTCACCGGCTCTGTGGGCTTCACAGGTAGTGTTGGCTTCACCGGAAGTCAAGG